GTTCATCTTGAGAAAGCTGGAAACAACTTCATCTGCTGACTGGCCACTAAGTTCAGCCATGAGGGTCGCGGCCTGAGCGACTGAGGTCAGCGTTTCACTGGTAAACCTGCCGCTACTGACCAGACCATTCAGGATATCGCGTACCTGGCTGTAATTACCGCGCAACTGGCCGCCTTGCTGCGCCATTTGCTCCAGTTCGCCGGAGGTCACACCGGCATAGTTGCCGGTTTTCTGGATCGAGCTGTTAAAGGCATCCTGGTCATTCATCGCCGAAACTGCAGCAATCCCTGCCGCAGCAACAATACCAGCCAGCCCTCCCATCGCTAAACGGGCGGGGGTGATGATACTCAGAAGCGCTTTAAAGGTGTTGCCCACGCCGCCAAACGAGTCCTTGATTTGCCCGCCTTGCTGAATGGCCACGAGCCAGACCGGCATTCCGCTGGCCAGCGAAGTGACGACGTCGGTTATCTGCATCGGCAGGTAGCGCATGGCCTGAGCATACTGACCGGCGCTGATACCGCCTTTACTCATGGCGGCATTCTGGTCGGTAATCTTCTGGATAAACGGCGCGGCTTCCGCCGAAATGCCAAGCTGTGCCGCTTTATACTGCAGCAGCTCGGCAGTGGTCAGATTCATGGTTTCGGCCTGCTCGCGCAGCCGGTTGATGAACTGTTCTTTGGTGGCCGCAGCCTGGGCTTCTGCCTGTGCGGCTTCCCGGGCTGCAGCCGCTTCCTTGCGCCCGGCATCGGTCGCGGCATGAGCGGATTTTTCCACCTGCAGGCGCAGTTCGTTCAGGCGTGAGGAGTACTGTTCGAAATCATCATCGCCGACAAGACCCGCGCCACGGAATGTGCTCAGCTGCTCCTGCATATCATCCAGTCGGCCATAGGCAGCGACCACCGGGTCGATACGGTTGACCAGGGCGGTCAGCGCAGCCCGCTGGGCATCAATATCTGCCGTGGTGCCGTCCATACCATTCTGGAGCGAGCCCATCTCGGCCCGGGTACGGGCAATAGCTGCCTGATAACCGGCATAATCTGTCGCCGCCTGCTGAACGGTATCACCGGTCTGTGACGCAGCGGCGGCGGCACGCTGCTCTTCCTGAGCGTGGCTACGGGCTGATTCGGCGACGCTATCCTGCGCCCGGGCGGTGGTACTGAGTTTCTGTGAGCTGGTTGTTGCTGCAGAGCCAACGTCTTCCACATCTCCGGCCAGCCCCTGCAGGGCACGGCTGGCATCCGCGAGGTCGGCGCGGATTTTCAGCATTAAATTGAGGGTGGAGTTATCGGCCATGACGCACCTGTATATAAAGGAAGAAAAAGCCCCGATCAGGATTTCAGGGCATTCACCCGCTGAGTGGCGGTATTGCCACCGGCAAATGCGGCATTGACATCAAATACGCGGTCAATGCACGCCTGCCGGTGTTGCCGTAGCGCTTCGCTGTAATACAGCGTCAGCTGGCGGAGGGTGTAGGTTCCGAGCCTGCCCGGGTCGTGTCCGGCCCGGATGAGGGTTGCGAAGATGCTGCCGAAGCCGACAATTTCGCCCGTGTTGCCCTGATGGTTTCCAGCCGGACGACAGCGTTCATAAAAAAACGGCGGTTCTGGGTCCACCACCAGTCAATCAGGCTCTGGCCCTCACCGGCGGGCAGCAGCGCCACCCACTGAACGGGCTGGTCCACAGAACAGGCGATGAGTTCAGGGATATCACCGGCGTGCTTTCGCAGCACGGCTTCAATCTCTTCAATCAGGGGCCACGGTGTCTGCATGACCTCCGCCAGACTGTGGGTGAGCGCATCCAGTTTGTCGCCCAACTGCAGCATATCCACCAGGGTGTATTCGCGGATAACCAGCCCCCGGCCCGCAATGGTGATATTGCGGGTCGAGAGCAGCACGCTCAGCTCGTCTTCGGTATCGGCGGGTTTCTGCTTGCTCATGCGACAGGCTCCGCAACATCAATGACGCGTCCAAAGCGACCGATGGTCGGGTCGTCCGGGCGGGCATTGTCGTACAGCACGGTGGAGGTGGTCTCCAGCCCGGCCAGCGAGGTGTCACCCTGAATCAGCGCCAGCGCTGAGGCCGGGGAGAAGGAGATTTTGTAAAGCTCCAGAATCTTCGCCGCACCGCCTTCAGCAAGGTTGATCCCCTCAAAACGCAGTTAGAAATCTTCCGGCTGCTGCGTGAACAGCGTAGTGTTGACCGAACCTGCATACTCATAATTCACGGACGGTGCCGTTGCCTGAGCGGTCAGGAAGGTGATCGCCCCGTAGGTGTAATCCACTTCGTAGTCGGTCCCTTCCACCAGGGTACCGATAACCACGTCACTGACGCGCTGATGGTCCAGAATGTAGCGTTCACCCGCCGCAATACCTGCCGGAAGAAGTTCGCCGGTGATGGTGCCTGCGGGGATCACAACCTGCTCACCGTAAAGCACCACGGCCAGATTCTCCGGGGCCAGATCGTGCCAGGTTGACGTCAGCGTGCCGTCCTGGTTGGTGACAAAGCTGCGTACCGTGCCCCGGCGTCCGGAATAACTCTCTTTGTGGTTAAGACGCTCAACCGTCAGCGCCAGCGATAAGGCCGACACATCGCCAACCCAGCGGAATGCACCGGGCTTCCCGTTAGCCAGACGACGGGCCAGAAACACTTTCCCCTGGCCGTAGTAGTAGGTTTCAAGCTGTGCCATTGTCTTCCGGCTCCTGTTGTTTGCTTTTGCCACGGTTGCCCTGAGTGTCGCTGACGACCGGAGTGGCAACCCCGATAAGTTGATGGTCCCGGAGCCAGACTTCTTCGGCTTCGGTCACGGTGATGGTTTCACCGGCTGCAAAACGCTTACCCTGATGGGTATGCGGCTGCAGGAGTTTTACGTCGGGCATCGTCTGCCTCCGATAACATGATTGACCTGGAAGGTATCCATCCAGAGCAGGGTACCGCCGTCATAGTCCAGAATGTCGCCCTTGAGCCACTGGATACCGGTGGTTGCAAGCTTGCCGGGCACCCAGCCAATCAGTTGCTCACGAATCTGGCCAATCAGCGGGCTGATTTCATGGGTCAGACCGTCGGCCCCCTGCCCATAGTTGCGCACGGCAACGGCCACACCGAAGACCGCCTCGGCAACCTGTGCCCGGCTTCCGTTCCCCGGGACACCGCGCTCAGGCCCCATCAGGACATACGCGCCGGGGACCGCAAATCCTGACAGTTCCGTCACCTGGCTGTATTCGACGATGGTGCCGAGAAAGCTCAGCGGCTCCGGCGTCAGTGGCGGGAGCCGCTCGACGATCAGGCTGATGGAAAACGGTTCGCTGCTCATTTTCCGAAATCCCTCAGTGAGTCCATGCTGAACGTGCGACCGGGGCCATCCACCATCGGCGGACCGCCAGCGGGTTTCTGCGTATCGGTTGCGCCGAGGCTGAATTTGCCGTTGGCCAGCTGCTCCATCAGCTTCATCGCATCGCGGTAATCACGGACAATCGGGTCTGTCCGTTCATCAGAAATACGATGCTGATGCAGCTTGTAGCGCACGACGGAGCGGCCCCAGCTACTCAGGATCGGGTGGACCTTCACCAGCGGCAGGGTGTAACCACGCTGGCGCAGATAGCCGTCAATCAGGTTCTGGGCTTCTTCCACCGCACCGCCAATGCGTTCCACCACCTCAAGGGCCACCGCCACTTCAGCAGGAGGCCATGACGTGGTCTCTTCCCCACGCAACACCGCATCCAGCAGCTCCGGTCGGGCCGGAGGCTTGCCCGGAAGCTGAGTCACCTGAGACAGTTCGACCGCACCCGGGCGGTCAGCCAGTTCAGCAAGGGAGATATACCAGGTCACGGCCATCACTCGCCTCCGCTTATGCCGATACGGCATTCTGGAAGAAGTAGCCACAGTCCTGAGCCACAATCAGCTCGCGCACGGACTCACCGACACGGACGCGCTGGCCACCGCGCATCCCCATGTCCGGATCAGGAATGGAGCCGGAGACACGGGAGCCAAACTGCGCGGTAAAGCCGAAGGTCACGCCACCCTGGGTATCGGCCAGCAGATTACGGTAGATAAAGGCGGCATGGTTGGCCCAGGCTCGCACCAGTACCGGCTTCTGGCCCGGACGGGCGATATTGACGAACGCCGAACCGACGACGATTTCGTCGAGCTCCAGCAGGCCGCGAAGGAAGTCCAGCGGTACCAGGCCATCTTCACCCAGTGTGCCGTTATAGGCTTTCACGACCGACGGGTTCTGACGCAGGGCTGTTGCCGTAGAGCGTCCCAGTACTGCCACGTTCGGACGCATGATCATCTTGTCGAGCGCAGTGACAATCTTCCTGATTGGCTTGCTGGCGTCGTTGTCCCACTGGTCAGCAGCAGCCAGGTTTTCTTTATTACCCACGGGATAATTGGCTGCGTTAAACACCGCTTTGCTGGTGCGGACTTCGCGGTCGAGCATGATGATATCGGACACGCGCTCGGTCGCACGGCCCAGCGGATCGTAATTGGCCGGAGCATTGTCGATATCGGACTGCGGAACCGGTGCATCAAGGGCGTAATCGTTGGTCGAGGAGGTCTCATCCTCTGCATCAAACTCAATCTGATTGGGTTGTGACGTCCGTCCGACGGTGGTGGTCGGTACGGTGAAGCCCTGACCGAGATCGAACTTCCACCATTTAAATTCGGCTTTCCCCACCGGCACGCGCGGTAACACGCTGTCGGCAATCAGGGAGAGGTTACGGTACCCGATGGCAATCGCCGTCAGGTGGGGGTCAATGGGAAACGGTGCTTTGGCCATTCTGAATTACTCCGGAAAAATAAGATGAAAAATTCTGTTGTTACCCAGGGCGCTGCTGTCAACCGCCACCGGCTGCAGCAGCGGCCAGTTGACCCGGTGCAATCCAGACAGAGCCGAGATCGTCTTCGGCACCGTCATACTCCGCAAAGCCGAGATAGAACTGACCCGCAGTGGCCGGAACGGCACGACCATCAGCATCAGCCGTCAGCGGGTCACCAGCGACAACATCACCGCCATAGATAACCGGGGTCAGCTGGCTGCGGACCACATCAGCGGGTTCCCCGACGCTGGCAGCAACGAGGGTGGTGACACCGATAATCAGCTTGCTGCCATCGACGGCCAGAGTGATTTCGTCCGGCACCGTTCCATGCGTGACCATACGACGCGCAGCCAGTGCCACTTCTGCCTTATGGCAGGTGATCAGACCCGGAATATTCATTGCTGGGCTCCTTTCTTCACGTGGTTAACGGCGTCCGTCATGGAGATGGTGCGACCCTGTTTAGCCTGCTCTGCCTGATAGTTCTGTGCGGCAGTGGCCAGCGCGGAAGCGTCGGCGAAATCGACCGGAGCATCAGCCGTGCCGGTTTTTTCGCTGAAGTCCATCACTTTGGGCTTCTGGCTCAGCACATCGCGCAGCAGCTCTTCCGGCGTTTTGTTCACCGTGGCATCACCATCGGCAAAAGACAGCGGCGTGGTATCAAGGCTGAGCAGTACCTCTACCACCGTGTTCTTCTGCCGTGGAAGGATAGATCCGGCTGTAACCAGCCCGTCTGCATAGCTGACAACCGCGTCGCGGCGCACCTTCGCATCGCGTAGTTTTGCGGCTTCTTCATCCTTGCGTAGTTTCTCTTCACGCTCTGCCAGCGCTGTTTCGCGCCGGGCGAGCTCCTCCGCCGTAACGGTGGGCGTTTGGTTCGGGTCCACATTATTCTCCTCGGCATATGCCAGTGGTGAGATTGACTTACGTTCATCGGTGGCCGAGTCCAGAATCGACTGGATACGCCACTGAGGAATGATGGAATCGGCCTGCTCGATGGTTGTCTCCTGAATCACCCAGTCGCGAATCGACTGAAACAGGCTGGCCAGATTGTCGGCTTCCCACGGCAACGCGAACTCCAGCGGGCCGTTATCGCCGCTGGCCTCTGCGAACTGCGCATCAGGGAGCCCTTTGACGCCAGGAGGGACAGCCCCCAGAAAACCCACGTGGCGGGCATAGAAATGACCGGGTTTCGGGTTGCCGGGGCTGTCAGGCTGATAAATAGAGAGGGAGCGTTTTTTGTAGCTGCCCGCGTTGAAGGCTTCCGCAAAGGCCGGATTCACCTGGCGCGGTGCGGCATAGACGATGCCATCACGATACTCAAGGCGTTCCGCCCAGCCATACGCCGGAGCGGTCAGGCTCGGGTGCCCGATGACAAACGGGGCTTCCGATACTGAAGGGTCGTAGCTGTTGGCCAGATCAATACAGTCTTCAGGGGTGAACGTGATGGTCCGGCCATCCATCGCGGTGTGGGTGCCGGGGGCAAAAACCGCAAGTGTCGCTTTAGCTGTGCTCGTCGTCATGGCTGTCGTCATTCTGGTTGTCAGGGGTTATGGCGACATCATGACGAAACGTGTTCAGGGGGTAATCTGCCCACGGGCAGATAAAAATGAGGTGGAAGGTAAATCTGAGGGCCTGCGCTGGGGAGGAAAAGGGCCGGGAACCGTATTAAAACGTATTATAATACGGGTCGCCAGCGTGGATTGCGTCATCGTAGCCAGGCGACCACCAGAACGCGTTACAGGGCGTCTGACGGCGACATCAGTTAAACGCCCCCTGCAGGTAGTTTTTCGCCATATCGATAAGCGTTTCCCCTTCCGTTTTTGACACACCCAGCCACTTTCTGGCGGGGATCGTGATTTTGTAGGCCGGAATGGTGTGCCACTGTGAGTAGTTTGATTTCGACTTTCGGACGAACTGACTGCCAACCTTGCCGTTTTTCTTCTGCCGGTAATACGCCTGCTGACTGCGGGCGGCGATTTCGATGGTACCGCCGAACTGGTGAATGGCACCATAGACCCGGTTCGTACCGAACAGCAGCTCATCGGCATTCACCTGCCAGCGCAGGGTATTTCGGAGATAGCCGTCGCGGGTGAGAACCTTGTCCGCGTTTTTCCGCTTACGCTTCTGGTACCGGGCCGACAGTTCCTGCCACGGTACGCCCTCCGGCGATATCTGCTCCGTGAAACGCTGCTGGTGAAACTCCAGCAGGCGCTCTCCCATTGAACGCAGCAGCGGTGCCGGGCGCATCATTTCGGTCCGGGCATCCCACAGTCGGCTCAGCGCATCCTGGGCATCAAACGTCAGCGTCACACCCGACATCGTCAGTCCTCCCGCGACCACAGGCGGATACCCTGTCGCAGTGACTGCAGCAGCGTATCGTCAGTTGAAATATTCCCGGCCCAGCCATCGCGTCCGGTGGCGAACACCACCGACAGCGGGTCCGCTTCACCTTCCTGCTGCAGGCGTGCCAGGTAATAGCGCCTCACCAGCGACTGCTGCTCTTCCGGCAACCAGACAATCTGCGCCCAGATTTCATCGGGGTGTTGAATGGTCTCTGCCAGTTTAAGTGCCTGCGCCAGCGTCAGGGGTATCTGGCCCTGACCCTCCGGCGACGCGAACATGTCGCTGCCAATGGCAATGCGCTGGCCCGTCGGGTCCCGGAACGCCGCATCACGGTCAGCGGTCGCGCCGAACAGCTGCAGGAAGGCGTCTACCGCGTCAGTATCATCTTCAGGTACCGGAGCCGGACGGGGCGCTGGCAACGGTGCCGCTGTGGCTGGCGCTTCCGCCACCGGCGTGAACGGTCCGTCGCCGACCGGACTGCCGCCACGGGGCGGTGGCACCTCGCTGAAATACCGGCTGCGGCCCGGGGTATGCTCAAACCCAGGGTCGATCCCTTCCGGCACAATAACGGTCCTTGGACCGCCCGGGCTGCGCTGACCAATCACGCGGGCCATGAATTTAATCGTGGGCGCAGTATCCGGGCCATCTTTGCCCATGCGTCGCAGGTCGTCTTCGGTGCGGGCAATCACACTGCACTGACAGCCCCAGGCATTGATCGGGAAATGGTAAATCCACCACGGGTCATCTGCCCGCAGCACCATGCCGTTCCAGCCCAGATGCTCCTGGCGGGGATGCTCAACCACATCGCTGTGGACATACTCCCAGTAGGGATGGGTGTCGCGCATGTCCATCAGCTGCTGGTAGCGCCCGGCCATGTAAGCGCTGCGCAGGTTCGTTTCGTAAATAGTGCGGGAGCGCCACTCAAAGCCGCCGTTATAACTCCAGCCATACCGCGCAACGATGGCCGCAAAATCCTTGCGGAAGGTTTCCAGCGTACCACCGTCAAGACTTTTCTCGACTGCGGTACGCAGGTCTGCCAGCAGGGCATCGCGGTTGGCTCCGGCAACCATAAACTCATTATCGTGCGCGGAGCCATAGACGTCTGTCCAGGCATCGGTCTTCGTACTGAACTTGCGACGGAAGAAGGCGATCTGCTCGCTGAACGGCAGCGAGCCATAGCTGACGTTACCGGCCATTCATTTCCTCCAGCAGATCGTTGCGTCCTGCCAGGGCGGCAGCGGACATGGCTTCACCCAGAATGCGGGCATAGTCATCAAGCGACATATCGGGTATCAGTGCCGTCAGACCGTCGCGCAGCTCGTCGGCGGTCTCAGCAGAGTCAACCAGCGCTTTTATCTGATTGATCCAGCTGTCCATGACCGGGCGCAGTTCGGTATTGAGGCGACCGGCCATCAGCGAGGCGGTCTCGTTATGGTCCGGGTCATGCTCCGCAAATGACGACGGCGCAGCGGCGCGGGGGGCAGATGATACCGGCTCAGGCTTCTGCTCCCACTCACCGCCATAGGTCTCTTTAATGGTGGCCAGCGTCGGACGATAGCCGGTGGTCTCGCTGATGGTTTTGTCGCGCTCAGCCCGGTCTTTCAGGTCTTCCGCCTCTTCGAAGACGCGGGACACCACCGGCACTGCGGCATCAGGGAAGTTAAACTCGGTAAACCATTTCCCCGGGCCACGGTTCCATGACTCGCAGATAACATCTGCATCAGCCTTGACGATGGAATCCAGCACCTTGTCCTGCAGGGACTCGTTGCCACCGATACCTTTTGCCGCTCCACCTGAGCTGGATATCTGACCCAC